CTTTGACCCGCTTCAGACTGATGACTTCCGCATTCACAATCGCAAGGCGATCTGGAAGTACATCAATCATGCGGCTTATGAGTTCTACCTTGATAAGGAAGCGGAGGGCATAGCTTATGCGTAGCGGATTGAGAAGCGCCCAAGATATCGCCCGGTCGCTCATTGTCGATGAGCAGTTTTGGGAATACTTCAAGGGCTGGGATGCCCAGAATGAAGGCCAGCCATTACCTGACGATGCCTCAGAGCTATTCAAGCATGGTTACGGTGATAGCTATGCCGCCGGAGAAATGGAGGCAAGCCGTGGCTGAGGAAAAGACGCTAGATAACTACGTCATACCCCACACAAATGGGCAGTTAGCAGGCTGCCCTTCGTGTAGGCGCATATTCGGGGGTGATAAGGCGTTTGACGCTCACCGTGTAGGTAGGCATGGGGTAGACCGTAAATGCGCTGAAAACCCGCAGGCTGTCGGTCTGAGGCTGGATTCAAGAGGGTTCTGGGGTAAACCATTCAAGGGAGTCAAAAAATGAAGGAAGGTGTCGTAAATATCCACGGGAGGGAGTACAAGACGGTTGCCCTTCGCGTGGCTGAGTTTCGGGAGGTCTGTCCTGATTGGTCGATTGTGACTGAGTTGGTGGCTGAGACTGAGGATAAGGTCATTATGAAGGCGTTAATCAGTCATGTTGGCGTTGTCATGGGGACTGGCTATGCGGAAGAGGTAAGATCCGCATCTCGAATCAACAAAACTTCTGCTTTGGAGAATGCAGAAACGTCTGCCATAGGTCGCGCTCTTGCGGCGTGTGGTTACGGCGGGACTGAGTACGCCAGTGCTGATGAGGTGGCCAACGCTATTGGCCAGCAGAATGCGTCTGAGGCGGTAGAGCCGCTGATGAAGCATAACGAGGCTGTCCGGGCTAACTTTAATTCAATCGCTTACATGAAGGAGGCGCACGAGAATGGCGATGCTTTGGCTTTTGCCGAGGCATGGCTTGAGCTAGACGATGACACCAAATCGGCGTTATGGCTAGCTCCAAGTAAGGGTGGTGTATTCACTACCGCAGAACGGGCGTTTTTGCGCTCAGATGAAGTAAACGCAGCTAGAAAGGAGATCATTAATGGCTGATATGATTGGTGGGCTTTACCCCAAACCCCGTAACCCTAACGCCCCTGACTGGGTAATCTGCAAGGCTAGTATTAACGTGGCCCAATTCCGTGAGTGGATGCAGACCCACTTAAAGGCTAACCCAGAGGAGGAGTGGATAAATATGGATTTGCTCGTTGCTAAGTCTGGGAAGGGCTACGCAAAGATTGACGACTGGAAGCCCGAGGGCAAGTCTGAAGTAACGGATGAGGATATTCCGTTTTAGGGGTCTGTATGTTTATTCACGTTGGCGATAGACTACGCGAGGCGCAAAAGAAGCAGTGTATTAACTGCCGTGAGCTTGGGGAGAGAATGGGGAAGAGTCAGCAACAGATTAGTCGCTGGCGCAAATCATCCGATCTTAAAGTACATACGGTGCAATCGCTGTGCAAGGCGCTTGACGTTAGCATTGCTGAATTTTTGGCAGAAAAAAGCCCTCGTTAAGAGGGCTAAAGCCCATACGGGCAAGGGAGTTCACCTACATTATACTAAGGGGGTTCTGTGTCTGCACAGGATATTTTGGATCGTGTCGCATTTTCTAAACAAATTGGTACAGGTAAATGGGTTTGCACTTGCCCATCCCATCAAGATAAGTCGCCAAGTCTCAGGATTACGGAGACTGATGATGGGAAAGTCCTCATTAAGTGCTGGTCTGGCTGTTCAGCTTTAGACGTTCTTACTTCAATTGGCCTGTCTTGGTCGAGCCTATTCCCCAATGATGGCTATCGACGGTCGCGGGTCCAGCGGGATGACCGGGTCGAGGATTACATTGTTGAGTTTGCAGAGTATGCAAAATCCACGGGTAAGCAATTAACCCAAGCGGATAAGCAGGCGTATGCCCGGGCATTAAGGAATGGTGGCCGCGCTAACGGTTTTGTTAGCAAGGTCATTAGGGAGGCATCGTGAGTATTGAGGCCATCAACTGGGCGCTCAATCATGTGACCGGGATCACCAGTACGCAGAAAGCTATCCTCATTACATTGGCTGATCGTGCCAATGAGGACAATCAGTGCTGGCCGTCTTATGAAGACATCTGCCTGCGGAGTTGTGCCAACCGTAAAAGCGTTGTGGCTGCGTTAAAAAAACTTGAGGAGCTTGGTCTTATCACTAAGACCCGGAGGTTCTCAAAATCCACCGTTTATACGCTTGCCATTAGTACCGATATTGGGCCTATCCAGAAGTACCAATATAGGGCCGATGATAGACCCGATATTGGGCATAACGATAGACCCAATAATGGGCCTCTAACCATCAAAGAACCATCAATTAACCACCAAAGGGGTAAACATGGCCGTTACAAGCCCCCGGAAGAGGTCGATAGAGAGGTCTGGAAGGATTGGGTTGCGTACCGTAAAAAGTTTAAGGGGCCGACTACGGATAGGTCTTTGGCTCTGGTGGCGAATAAGTTAAAACCATTAAGTCATGCCAAGCAGAGGGAGTGCGTGGACATGGCTATTGAGTGTGGGTGGAAATCAGTGTTTCCTAAAAACAATAAAAACGATGGGGAGTTTATTCTGTGAGACAGATACAGCAGTCAGAGGTTGAGGACTTTACCGATAAAGACCTTCAGGATGTTTATGGCAAGGTCGAGGATTTAGACGTTGTAGACATTGACGCCTTCCGGGAGGAGTTTCTTGACCACTTAGTAACGGATGCGGCGCAGTCAGGGATACAGTTGCCTTGGTCGGAGACTAGCGATCTCGTAAGAATGAGGATGGGAGAAGTTTCAGTCTGGGCAGGCATTAACGGCCACATGAAATCTACCGTTTTAAACCAATGCCTTACATGGGCAGCGTCCAAGGTTCCAGTGGGACTCGCTAGCTTTGAGATGAGCGTTAAGGATACGGCCAAGCTGATGTGTATGCAGTCAGCGGCTAGCGATCAACCAAGCAGGGATTATGGCGAGAGGTTCGCTAATTGGTCGAAGGATAAGATTTTCTGGTATCGGATCTTGGGAGGTGTCCAGCCGATTCAATGTTTAGGTGCGATTGTGGCGATGGCTAGGCGAGGCTGTAAGATCGTCGCCATTGATAATTTACAGTTTACCGGGGTAACGGAGGACATACAGCGTGAGCGGTTATTTTTTAACCAACTCATGGGATTGGCGGAGGCGCTGGATATACACATCGCTGTTGTGCATCACGTTAGGAAGCCAGAGCGCGGGGGTGATGAGTATGTACCGACTCGCTTTGATGTACGGGGCGGCGGAACGATTACGGATCAGTGCCACCTCCTGATGATTGTTTGGCACAACAAAAAAAGAAAGGAGGCGCTAAACAAACAGATGTACGGCATCCCGCTAAATGACAGGGAGCAAGAGGTTTTAGAGAAACAATCAGACCTAAAGCTGGTGGTGGCGAAGCAGCGTCACGGGACGGGATTTGAGGGGACGATAGGGCTATTCCAGACATCGGGCCGAGCGTTTAAGAAAAGGGAGAACTCAAGTGCGTTGATATTGGAGGGGATATGAAGCGCGAAATGATGCTTGATGAGGCGATTGATTTTTACATGAGGACGGAGAACTTCCGGTCAGGAACCCCGTTCACCAAGAGCGATATGGCGGCCCGGCTGAAGCAGAGTAATGAATTTGCGATGGATGCCATCCGGGTCATGTTGCTTGATGATCTCATCGTGCCAACGGTGAGTGACTGCAAGGGAAATGAGCGGTTTGTTAAAAGTGGTGTTGGGAGAAAAATAATCATCCAAAAATGGAGGACTGAAAATGTCGGAGAACTTGCGTACTACAAAGGATTCAACCACCTCGGCAATGCAGATACAGGTTGGCGGGGAGCATTATAAAAACATGGCCATAGGGCCGCTTGAGTATGCGCTGGCTAATCATTTAGGGCCGTGTGAGCATGGCGTAATTAAGTACGTGTCGAGGTATAAAAACAAAGGCGGGGTTGATGACCTGAGAAAGGCCCGGCATCTAATAGACATTATGATTGAGCGCACCCTTAACGGTGAATAATTGGTCAAACAGCCGCAGCATTGATGCAGATGACCCAGATAGGCTACGGGTGGCTAATATCTGCGAGGATTTGGTTAAAGAGTATTTGGGTCCAGAGACAAAAAAGGTATCAGCCATAAAGATAGGCTCTTTATACGATCTTTTGGCTTTCAACTTGCGAATAGATGTCAAGGCGAAAAGAAGAAACGTAAAGCCACGGCAAGATTACGACGCTCATGTAGAGGCGAGCCAGATTGATTATCCCGCAGATGTATACGTTTTCTGCTCATTTCATAAAAAAACTGAAAAGGCCGAGGCTGTTGGTTGGGCGTGGAAATGGGAGTTTGAAAAGCAGGCAAGATTTGTACGCAAGAATCAAAAAGATGAGCGAGGATTTTTCGAGCGTTGCGATGCCTACAAGATTAAGCACTATCTGCTTAGAGATATGGAGGAACTGAAAGCAATGTCTGAGTTTTGGATTATCAAGGATGCGGCGCAAATCACTGAAAGATTGGTGTTTTTTGAGCGTTGGTTGAGGGATAATTGGAATTGGGAGTATCCGGTACAGTTTAAAGTTGGCCGTTATCAGGAGAAACGGTCGTTATCGCAGAATGCTTTGTTTCATGTTTGGTGCCGGGAGATGGCAGATCACTTCTCATCAAAGGGTGCAGACATAACAGAGGCAACGATGAAAGAGCTTCTCAAGTACAAGTTTCTTGGCACAGAAGATCGAGTAATCCATAAGACCGTTATTCCGGCGCAGGTTAGGGAGACCAGCGGCCTTGGAAGAGGGGAGATGATGGATTTTATGGATCAGGTGCAAAGCTGGGCGCTAGACCACGGAGTAAAGCTAACCTGTCCTATAGACTCTGAGTATATGAAACTAAAAGGGGGTTAGTGTGGATCATCCATTGCTACAGTTTTGTAGTTCAAAAGCTCAAAGAGAAGCAATAATAGCCACAAAAGTAGAGGGTCTAAGCCAAGTTGATGCGGCTTTAAAACTTGGCATTTCCCGAAGCGCACTAAGGGATCGCCTTTCTACCGTAAATAGTCTGGCGGCAAGACGCGGCTACAGTCCAGAGAATGACTGGAACCACCCAGTTCCAGACGGCCACAAAATCAAAGGGGTATCTACCTTCTATGATGAAGAAGGCAAGGCTGTACGCCAGTGGGTCAAGAGTCAGACTGACGAGGAGAGGCAGTTTGAAATACTGGTTGAGAGGCTAGAGAACGCCACAAAGAATCTCCCAAAGTTTAAACCCACGAAACCCCCAGCATCCGCAGACCAAAACCTTTTATCTCTTCTAACGATCACTGACTTCCACCTTGGTATGTATGCGTGGGAGGATGAGACGGGTGATGATTGGGACGTAGAAATAGCTCAGTCTGTTTTCCTAAATTCAATCCATGACATGATCCAAGCCAGCCCTAAGTCCGGCATCGGGGTCTTATGTCAATTAGGGGACTTTTTACATTGGGATGGAATCCTCTCAGTAACGCCAAGCAGCGGCCACATTCTTGACGCAGACACGCGATATGGGAAACTGGTTGAGCTTTCAATGCTTGTCATGGCTCAAGCGATCACCATGATGCTCAAGAAGTTTGACAAGGTGGTGGTTATATCCGCTGAAGGGAACCATGATATATCGGGGTCTATCTGGCTGAGGAAATACATCAAGCACCGCTTTGCTGATGAGCCGAGGCTTGAGGTGATAGATAACGAATTTCCCTATTATGCGTATCTACATGGCGAGACAATGCTAGCCTTCCATCATGGTCATAAGATGAAGTTAGCCCAGTTGCACAAACTGTTTGCTAGCGAGCCGCGATTCCGAGAGATGTGGGGCAAAGCAAACTACACCTATATCCATACGGGACATTATCACCATGAGCGCGTAATAGAGGACGGCGGCGCGATAGCGGAAATGCACCCAACCCTAAGCGGAAGGGACGCATACGCTACTAGAGGTGGTTGGGTATCTCGTAGGGGTGCAAAGATCATTACCTACGATAAATTTGATGGCGAGGTTGCGCGGGTAACGGTGAGGCCAAGGACATGATTGAGCTAATGGGTGTGAAGCTGCCAAAGGGGGAGGCGATCCTACTAACGGCAGAGGTCGGCGGGGCGGTGTCAGATTTATCCAACCCAAAACTAACAGTCGTATACACCGATACGTTTTCTGAGGGCATCACAATCAATATGCCGATTAGCGAGTTCTTTGATCTATGGATGGCCTGCTTAATGACTGACCTTGAGGTCGTGGAAGTAGCGGAGTCTGAGAATGTCCATTAAGCGAGATGCGGCAGATATTTGGTTTAGCAAGTGCGTCCGGGCTAGGGATGAGTATTGCCTTTATTGCGGCAGGCCAGACACGCTGGAGTGCTGTCATATTTACGGCAGGCGCTCAAAGGTGGTGAGGTGGTCGCTAGATAACGCTGTGACGCTCTGCCATGCCCATCACAGGCATTTTACGGAGAACCCGGTGTCTTTCCATGACTGGCTGGCAAACACGCTAGGAGAGGGGCATATGGAGCTTCTGAGGGAGAAGGCTAGGGGGATTATGAAAACGGACAAAAAGCTCAGGGCCGAGATCGCCAAGCACTACCGCGAAGAGCTAAAAATGCTGGAAAATGACCCAGACTATACGGTTATAAGCTACAACTGATTTATAACTAAATGTTAGAAGACACAACAGGTGTGATGTGGGACTATTCCTTTGTGGTAAATAACTATCAGGGAGTAAGACGTGACAGAAGCACAACACTATAAGGCCAAGGCGTCCATGTATCGGGCGATAACCTTTTCAATGATCGTTAGGCTTGAGGATGACGAATCCGTTATGCGCGATCTGATTCAAAAGTTTAGGGAGATAGAGGCCAGCCCTGACTACAATTCACCAGAGTGGAGGGAGTTACATGGCGTTCCGTTCGATTGATGACCACCTGCTTGAGACTTTCGTGAGCCAAAAATTCCATTGGCAGAGCCTAAATCACGAGCAACAGTTGTCGATGGCGGTTGAGCTAATGAAGCACCGTTACATGGAGCGCAAGCTGTATCGGTTCTTGGAGTCTGTTATGGAAGACAAGGAGTCATGGAAAAAATACCGTGATTTGTTGGTAGAAGAGGCGAAGCATGAAACGACAACTGCCGGATGATGATTACTACATGAGCCTGCAAGAGATTGCGGATGAGTTAGGCGTAACACGGCAGGTAGTTTGGGCAATAGAAAAGCGAGCAATCGCAAAGATAAGAAATAAATTAAGGGAGTGGAGTGATGGAGAGAAATGTATTGGTGATACCGCTGGTGGTGACGAGCCTTTTGTTAGTGCTGGCGGCGACGACTGGGGACTTCGAGGACTCGAAGCAAAGGGTAGAGAACTACTGCGAGATGCACCGGCTATACCTCAAGTCGAATGGCGAGAATGGCTGGCCTGACTATAACGGCAACTATTCAGAGGTGTGTCAGTGAGCTTTAAACTGACAGAGCCTTCGTGCATTAGCTTTAGTGGAGGCAGAACAAGCGCCTATATGTTGTGGCGCTTCATTGAGGCCAATGACGGCTTGCCTGATGATTGCATCGTAACCTTTGCCAACACAGGTAAAGAGGCAGAGGAGACGCTGGAGTTTGTTAGGGACTGCGGAAAGTATTGGGACGTTCCAATTGTCTGGCTGGAATATCAGTGGGCAGAAAAAACGAAGGATCGGTTTAAGGTTGTTGATTTCGATACAGCGGCAAGAAATGGCGAGCCTTTTGAGGCGCTGATTCATGCCAAGAAGTATCTGCCTAACCCCGTGGCCCGTTTCTGCACGATTGAGCTAAAGATACGCACCATCGCTAATTATCTCTGGTCTATAGGCCATGTAGAGAAGCGATCTCACGGCGAGAATATGGCGATAGTGGGCATCCGGGCTGATGAACAACGCAGGGCGGCAAAGATTGAGCCACACCGCAGGCCATTGGTGGCGGCAGGCGTTACCAAAGAAACCGTTAGCCAATTCTGGGCAGAGCAACCGTTTGACCTTGGCTTGCCTAATGTCAATGGCGTCACGCCACACGGCAACTGTGACCTTTGCTATCTCAAGGGCGCAAACCTGATTGAGTCGCTAATCTTAGAAAAGCCAAGCCGAGCGGATTGGTGGGCAAGAATGGAGCGAGAGTGTCCGGCAACTCGGCAATCTGGTGCGAGATGGCGCAACGACAGGCCAACATATGGCGAGATGCAGGTGATAGCAAAGGAACAGGGACAGCTTGATTTGGCTGGCGATGAAACCATTCCTTGTTTTTGCGGAGATTAGCATGAAGTTAAAGCATGAAGGCATCATAGCCATATTTATCCTGCTGATAATATCGGCAGGTCTTGAGGGATGTACAATGTATCAATCCTCTGATCCGCAATGGGAGTGGCCCAGTGACTAGACAGTTTTATTGGATGGCTGATGACTTTGATGTCGATGACACAAAGTATGCGTTGGAGGCTGCTGAGAACATGGCCAAGCGGTTCAAAACGGATGTGGTCATCCTGTTTGATTTAAGGACTAAGTTTGCCGATGAGCATGAGGGTAATTACTTAGAGATTATTAAGTACGAAGAACTCTAGCCCCAAACTCCTAAAGGCGAGCCGTGGCGTCTAAAGGCTAAATGAAGAGCAGGGGGCTTGCATTCATGGGTGCCAATTTAGCCATCCACGGCATAGAATAACAGGGGAAGACTATGCGACAGGTAGTAGTATTGGATTGGAGACCAGTAGCCTACGGCGAGATGCCAGATGTTGAAGGCACGTATTTAGTCGCCTTTAGCGATGGGACGGTAGAAAGCTGGCCGATGTCCATGCAAGAGATTAATGCCGGGGAAGTAAGGACAAGCCTAATCACCGGGATGTATTGGGCGCATCCGATACCGCATCCTGACGCATAAGGTCACAATGTGACAAAAATGGTCACTTGTGGTTAAATTTTAGCCAATTCACTCAAAAGGTTAAGTACAGAGTATGCCTAGCAGAAAGGGGTCGCCCAACAGAAACAAGCAGTTCCTACTCAATCGGCTCAAGGATATCTATGGGGACGACTTCGATCCCATCATTAAGATGGCCGAGCAAGCCGCAGAGATTCATAAGGCGGCGATAAAGAGCGAGGATATTGAGGATCGCAAGGATGCTGTCGTGGCGTGGGAGAAGATTGCCAAGTACACGACGCCTGCGCTGAAGGCCATTGAGGTAGACGTTACCTCCGGCGGTAATGACTTGCCAACGATCATTGAGCTTGTAGCCAAGAAGTGAAGACCGGGATAGAGCTACCGCCAAAGCTGGTGGATCTCTTTGAGGGCGAGGCTCGCTACCGCTGCGCTTATGGTGGCCGGGGATCAGGTAAAACGCGGTCATTTGCGATTATGGCGGCGGTCAAGGGCTATATGTGGGGAAGGCAAGGCCGTCAGGGGCAAATACTCTGCGCTCGTGAGTTTATGAACAGCCTTTCTGACTCATCCTTTGAGGAGGTCAGGGGGGCCATAGAATCGCACGATTTCCTCTCGGCATACTACGAGGTAGGGGATACGTTTATTCGCTCAAAAGACCGGAACGTAGACTTTGTATTCGCGGGTCTGCGTAGAAACCTCGATTCCATTAAGTCTAAGGCCCGGATATTACTGTGCTGGGTGGATGAGGCTGAGACGGTTAGCGAGACGGCGTGGATGAAGCTAATCCCCACAATTCGTGAGGAAAACAGCGAGTGCTGGGTGACATGGAACCCGGAGTCCAAGCTATCAGCGACTCATAAGCGGTTCCGGGAGAACACGCCAGACGATTGTAAGATCATCTCCATTAATTGGGATGAGAACCCGTTTTTCCCTAATGTTCTGAATCAGGCGCGATTAGAGGACTTCAACAAGCGGCCAGAGACCTACGATCATGTCTGGGAAGGCTCTTTTCTAACGCATCACGAAGGCGCGTATTATTCCCTTGAGATGCGGGACGCTAACGCTGAGGGCAGGATTACTGCGGTTCCTTACGAGCGATCTGTTGGCGTTGTGACGGCATGGGACTTAGGGATAGGGGATACAACGGCGATATGGTTCGCCCAGTTTGTTGGCCCAGAGGTCAGGCTGATAGACCATTACGAGGCGTCTGGCGTTGGCTTAGATCATTATGTCCGGGTCTTACAAAGCAAAGGGTACGTTTACGATCAGCATATCCTTCCGCATGACGTTAGAGTCCGGGAGCTAGGGACGGGCAAGTCGAGGCTTGAGACATTACAAGGGTTAGGGCTGAACAACATTCAGATAGCGCCACAGCTTAATGTGGACGATGGAATACAGGCCGTGAGGTCAATGCTGCCGTTATGCTGGTTTGACGCTGAGAGGTGCGATCATGGTATTGAGGCGCTTAGGTCATATCACCGGGAGTATGACGATAAGAACTTGGTGTGGAAGGGTCGCCCTAGTCACGACTGGTCTAGTCACAGTGCTGATTCATTCCGATACCTTGCTGTTGGATACCGTAAGACCTCAAATTGGGGCGAGCCAATCAGAAGGAATCTCCGAGGCATAGCGTGATATAATTGAGTCCCACGCACTCTCTGGCTTGCTTGTATGGCTGACAATCCTTTTAAGGACTATGGTTTTTTTAATGCGCTCTGGGAATCAAATCCCATGACCGTAATAAAAAACCCCATTGATGTCATGCAGCACATTAGCTTCCCTCAAGCCATGAGCGACAGGATTCTGCGAAAGAACCCAGAGCTTGGCCCTCGCGTTGACCGGGGTCTTTTGGATATGGCGCTTAACTTTGCCGGGGGATACGACTGGGCGGCAAGAGAGGGCATTACGCCGGAGGTCGCTAAGGAAATGGCTAGGGCGTATCAATACCGTCATTATGGCAGTCGGCCAGAGGATTCCATTCAAGACTACTACGAGAACGTGGCTGGCATTGACGCCTTTACAGGCAATCGAGTATCTAACGAGGCGCTGATTGACATGGCGCTACGTTACGCAAGAGAGAAGGCAGGACAGTAATGGCTATAAACGGTTTGGGTGATCGCGCTCTTGGTTTGTTAGAGGCGCTTGGCACTATTGGTACTTCTGCCTTGGCAGAGGTTCCGCGAGGCTACGGCAATATCGCCGGTCTACTTGCTACTGGCGATTTAGACCAAGCCACAGCCTACGGTGATAGGGTTGCCGATAATCTAGTGTACGGGCCGACAGAGAGGTCTGCGCCATATCTTCAGGCGTTGAGTAGCGTAATAGACGACGCCACGCGATCCGAGGGCGTTTTAACCGGCGTCTCGCCAATGGATTTGTATCAGGCCGCACAGTCTGGCGTTACTTCTTTAAGCCCAGAGGCTGCTGGCTTGACTGGAGCTTTACTGGAAAGCGTTCTTGCTGGGGCAATCCCGGCGTCAAAGGTTGGCCGCGGATTAAAGGGTATTGATGGCGACAAGCTGGCGTCTAATTACCCCGATGTTGGCACACCAATTGACAAGGTAGACAAGAAGACAGGGAAGGAGTTCAGATCAAAAGGCTTATCTGAAGAAGAGAAGCTCGTCCAAAAAGAGCGCAACAGAATAGCTAAAGAGATGGATGAGGCTGGGTACGAGCCTATGTTTCCGGTTGAAAAGCGATATTACGCTGACCCCAGTCTATATCAGCTTGAGGGCAATACTAGGACTGACACGCTTCCAAAAAAGCAAGAAACGATTGATAAGAAGATCGCTCAGTTTGACACCCCAGAGGCTAGAGCCGCGCTCAACGCAGCATACGATGCCGGTTTGGGGCCGCTTTCTCAGGACTGGTATGCGATGGGCCAGCTTCAGGATGCGTTCATAAAGGAACTCGGCCCAGAAGAAGGTGCAAGGGCTTTCAAGGAGCGATTTGCTGACGCAATGGCTGCAACAACGGGCGGTGCCGACCCGAAAGCAAACCTTTTAATGGCTGCTTATGGCAACTTTTTAAGAGAACAAGGACTGTCGCCTCCATCGGCGGCGTATGAAATGCCACACCCTATAGGTGGCCGGTATGTGACCGGCAACATGGCAATGTATGACAAGGTCTTAAATCAAGGAGCCGGATTAACCACTGCCGGGCAACCGAAGCGATTTAATTTCTCAGCAAACTTCCTTGGCGATCGGTCAAGGGCTACGATTGACGAGCAAATGAGTCAGGGCATGGCTGGCATAAATGCGCCACCCCAAGGCGCTTACGGCGTCATGGAAGGCATTGTTGCAGATGAGGCCGCAAAGAGAGGTATACAGCCTGCAAACTTTCAAGATGTGGCATGGGCTGGCTTTAAAAACTACGAAGGTAAGCCTATGATTACCGAGGTAAACGAGATGATTGAGAGAACATCTCAACTTACCGGGAAGACGCCAGAAGAAGTTCTGCGTGGCTTCATTCGCGGAAATATGCCCATGTATGGCATTCTTGGTGCAACAACTGCTGGTATGTTAGCTGGAGGTGATGATGACGGGGCAATGTAATGTATGCGGTATAGACTTTATTGCTGATGAAGATAGCCGGATTTGCGATAGCCCTATCTGCCCTCAGTGTGGAGAAGAGCATGAGCGGTCAATTTTTTTAGAGATTGAAGCTATGGATATGGCAGTCTGATGAAGCCACGCAAAGGGAAAGCCCGTGTTAAAATAACGTCTTCGGGCAAGAAAGTGAGCTACGGACAGGCGGGGAAGGCTAAAGATGGTGGCCCACGAGTAAAGCCCGGCACGAGCAAAGGCGATAGTTATTGCGCTAGATCGGCGGGTCAGATGAAGAAGCACCCGAAGGCGGCGAAAGATCCAAACTCACCGTTACGGCTATCCCGTAAGCGGTGGAAGTGTTCAGGCACCAAGTCGAGGAAGAAGTAATGACGCCATGTAAGGGATGTCCATCACCAGCCAAGTGTAAAGCCGCAGGCAGGTGTCTGAAGAAGGCGAAGCCAAAGAGAAAGGCGAAGCGTTATGGCAAATAAGAAATCAGGACTTTACGCCAACATCCACGCCAAGCGTAAGCGTATCAAGGCGGGTTCTGGCGAGAAGATGAGAAAGCCCGGGTCAAAGGGCGCTCCAACGGATAAGGCATTCAAGGCTGCCGCAAAGACGGCGAAGAAGCCGAAGAAAAGAGGCTAATACATGGCAATTAGCACATTCGCAGAGCTAAAGACGGCAATCGCTGACTTTCTCAACCGGGATGACCTAACGTCAACTATCCCGACATTCATCGCATTGGCGGAGGCTCAGATCAACCGAGACATCCGACATTACGAAATGGAGAACCGCGCCACAGCCGAGCTAACCTCCCAGTATTTAGATCGCCCAAGCGACTGGGTAGAGACTATCAGGCTACACGTTACTAGCGGTGGAACGCGGGTACTTAATCTGCTCTCGCGGGCCTCTATGGCCGACAAGCGGCAAGGCGCTGAAGACACTGCTGGCGAGCCTAGATTCTACTGTCATGCTGAGAGGGGTTTTGAGGTCTTTCCTACGCCTGATGGTACATATACGACGGAGCTTTTGTATTACCAAAAGATCACGGCGCTATCTGATTCAAATACGTCAAATTGGTTACTTTCTGACCACCCTGACGTTTATTTGTATGGCGCGTTGATACATAGTGCGCCGTATTTGGCTGAAGATGAGCGTATTGGAGTGTGGGCGCAGTTGTATTCAGCGGCTACTCAGCGGGTTAATCAAGCTGGGGAGGATGCGTCTTTCTCTGGCTCTGGGCTTACTTTAAAGGTTAGGGGATTAGGATGAGTTTTTCTGATTATCTTGAGGACAAGGTTCTCAATCATGTATTTGGCGGGACTGCGTACACCGCTCCATCAACGCTCTATGTGGGCGTTTTTACGTCTGCGGCGAGTGATACTGGCCCGGGTACTGAAGTGTCTGGAAATGGGTATGCTAGACAGTCAGCGGCGTTCACGGTTAGTGGTACGTCTCCCACAACGGCGACAAGCAGTGCGGCTATTGAGTTCCCGGAGGCTACAGGGTCTTGGGGGACGGTAACGTATGCTGGAGTGTTTGATGCCTTAACGGGCGGTAATATGCTGGCGTGGGCAGAACTCACCGATCCGGCAGACTTTGTTACGCCGCTACCAAAAGCAATTAGCACCGGCGATATTCTTCGCATTTCCTCTGGCAACCTGAAGGTGACATTAGGCTAGTGAGTACGATTACTACAAGGTCAGGAAAGGGTTCCCCGCTCACTCATAATGAGGTTGATGCGAACTTTACCAATCTCAATACGGATAAGTTGCAATCCGGGGATACGGCAGCCTCATTAACGGTAACTTCCGCTGATATTAACGGCGGAACTATCGACGACACCGTGATTGGCGGATCTACTCCAGCCGCAGCTACGTTTAGTAGTTTAGTAGCTAATTCGCTTACTTATCCAACTACAGATGGGACTAGCGGTCAGGCCATTATTACTGACGGCTCTGGTGCGTTGTCTTTTGGTGATGTGTCTGGTGGCGGTGGCATTACTTACGTTACCAAGACCGCTAACTACACTACGTCTGCGGGCGAGGGTGTTATTGCAGACACATCTGGCGGTGCGTTTACAATTACGTTGCCTGCAAGTCCTTCTAC